TGGAGGAGTTTTATCTCTCATATAAGAGCCAGGCGAATTAATAACCATACTATGTTTTACCTTTTCTATCTTGTTATCTTTTGCAAATGCTTCATAAGGTATATTATAATCTTTAAGCATCTCTTTTACACACTGATTTCTTTCATCACAAAAATTATTGCGTAACTCTTGTTGTTCTGCTTCATATTTTGCTTTTAGTTCGATCTGCTCTTTAGCAAATATAAAACTCCATTTTATTTCACCACTTTTTTGTACTGTGCCTCCAAGAGACGCTGGAATATGATACAGCTCTTTTTCTTTATCTATATCTATTTTCCAAATTTCTCCATCTCTAAGAAAAATAGGAGGAGCAGTTACAAGATAAGCATACTTTCCTGTAACTTCGACAAGTTCTTTTAGTTTTCTAAGTACTGTTTCTCTATCATTATCCCATGCGCCTTGACTTTTACACTCAACATAATAATCATACTCTGGTAAATAAAAGTCAGGAGTATAAGGTTCATTATCTTTTAAGGTTATAGTGGAGGGCTCATATTCAAACTCTATATCATTATGTAATAAATATATAGCCCAATTAGCTTCTAAAGCAGACTTGTATGTTGTTCCTGCAACCCACATTTCGTGCGCACCATGATAGTAATTACCTTTTTGATTTTGTTTGTTAAACTCATATTGTCTTTGATTTAACTCATATTGTCTTTGATTTCTTGGATCAAATGCTTTAGCCATATAATTTCTCCTTTAGTCTGTTTATTTCTGGTTTTGTTAAGTTGCCTGGGTCTATATTATCTCGTAGTTTTACTACTCTTGCAGACATTTCTAGTTGTTCTGCCAAGCCTTTTGCCATCTCGCCAGCTTTTACACCCGCTTCATCTCCATCAAACATAATGTCCACTCCTGAAACTCCTTGAAGTTTGAGTAGACTTAGCTTGACCCAATTAACTTGTTGTGTGCCAAAACAGCACACTGTATTCTTGAGACCTTTGTCCCAAAGGTTAAGAGCATCAAAGATGCCCTCCACCAATATAACTCTATTCTGTATTGGTTTTATTTTAGCTGGACAGAATGGCATCTCTGCGCCATTCGGATATATAAAATACTTGTTCATATTGAAGTCGTCCAGACTTCTACCAATCAGAGCCACTGTCTTTCCTCGGATGTCGCGTATAGGAAAGATGATACGATTCTCGAATTGAGGTACGTTCCATGTGAACGCTCCCCATATTGCAAGAGTCTCCTCAGATATATTTCTGATTCCACCACCTTTCCACGGTACTCGATCCTTTGGGAGTTGGATTCCGACAGTTTCGCTTTTAACTTTATTTACTTTTTCTTTGATTCTGTGCATACGAACTTCTAGTGGAGAAGCAGGTGCGCCAAAGTATGTAAACAGATTACCTTTGTACCCACAAGAGAAACAGTTAAATATACCTGTTACTTTGTCTACCCTCATACTGGGGTTAGAATCATCATGCTCGGGGTTTAGACACGAAATTACGGCATCTTGTCCTGAGATGCGATAATCAATGCCCTTGTTTCTTAGTAGTTCTTCTGCTATCATAATTATATATATTATATCAAATTTTTATATTGTTGTCAAGAACTATTTTCCGTTAGTTTTGACTTATGCTTCCATTTCAATTGATCTCCAAGTCGCTCGTACTCTCGAAACTTTTCATCATTTTCGTAGTACCTAGACTTCCAAACCAACTCTGCCATTTGAAACCAGACAGCTACCGCTTTGTCTCTAAACTCATGGTCTGGCCATAGGTAGTAGTGTAGCCACCACTCTTGATCGAATCTACACACTCTTATTTCTTGTTCGTATAGTTCAGGTATCTCACTTAGAACTCTAAGTCGTTGACTACCTGCTATTGGGTACCAGTTAGGCATAACTAGTAGAGGAGAACGCACACCTTCTTTCTTCAGAGCTTCTCTCAGAGGCTCGTTGGGAGGTACGTTCATAATGTTTTCTTTTACTTTTGGTTGTTCTAACATCCACCCTACGGTTTTTACATACCAAGTGTGTGGTGCTAAAGGTATTTGTTCTGCACTTTCTCGTGCTACTCTGTCATCTGCCATCTTTCAAAATCTTTCCTGTAATAATCGTATATTAGGTTATATACTTTTTCAGTATCATATCCTGCTAGTTGTGTTATAGAGGCATGATGAATATTTTTCATCAATCCCAGTTCTTTCCAAATTGTTTGGTTTTCTAGTTTGTGTACTTCTACTTCAGGTTCTCTATAGTATACCCATGCAGGTAAGTACATCACATGGTAACTTCCCATGCGAACTAAGCTTTTTTCAAATAAATCTAAATTCTGTATAGTGCCAAAGTAAGCACCGTTTTCTAGTGATTGTATTGCTTTCCGTGTCCAAGTTATAATATCCCAGTCTACTATAAATCCTTCGTCACAGTTATGTTTGTAAAGACTTTCCCACCTAGTTAGTGGATTTCTAATTACAGTATAGTATTTATAGTCTGGGTATTGTAATGCTAACTGGTCGTAGGTTGCGTGTATATTGTTAAATACAGTTCCTTTTGTTGCTTTGTTTACTCCTTCTCTAATAAAATCAGCATTTAACCCTGTCTGCCAATTTCTATGTTGGAATAAAAATTTTTTATCTTGTTGAGCTAACCAAGCACGAGCAATAGAAATCCCACCACACTTAGGTATGTGAATAAAACAACTTTTTTTATCATATATAACCATTGTGTATATCTTCTATTGTTTGTTCGTATATCAATCTAAAATCTTCCAGTTTAGGAAGCTCTAACTGTAATGTACTCTCTTGGTTATTATATGCGATTTCTGCACAATGACAGTGCCATGCTTCTTCCAGTTGTTTTTCAGTGTATAATATCATAAATCGTAGGCGTCCTCTCCTGTTGTCATTGTTTCTTTTAGTTCTGATTTTTCATCTGGGTCTAAGGCTGTGTGAGGCCCGATCTTTAGTGTCTCCCAGTTCATTTCAGATGTAAACGGCTCAATTGAACCACTTCTCATCTTGTCACACTTAAATTTAATACAAGGCTCTGTGTCTCCCCAATGCTGAATACTGTAAGCAGCATCAACAGCATCCAAGATTCCTTTCGAGAATCTTGCCTCTCCTTTCTCATTAGTCTGGAAAGCGGAGAGAACTAGAACTTTACTCTCTTGTGCGAGAGATTTGAGACCTTTTGAGATCTCGATTTGCTCAGTCCAATCATATTGACCTTGACGATTTGGTGCGTTATGGCGTTTTACTTGGTTTAGATAGTCTACTATTACAATACCCAAGTTAGGTAACTGGGCTTGCTTCTGTCTTACTACACTAATAATTTTAGCTAGTGTAAGAGAAGGGTCGTAATGTATATCTATTTGAGGAACATCTGCTAACTTGTTTCTACTAAGTTGATAGTGAAACTTGTCGAAATCTTGATGATCTCGCCATTCGTTATATGCTTCTGTTCCGTTATCGAATCTATTAGCCCACCAGTTAGCAACTTTATCCCATTCCATAGGAGTAAGATTCTTTGCTTTGATACGACCACTATTGATACCAGTTTGTATGCCACAGATTCTCTGCAACATTTGTCTAGTGTCCATTTCGATAGTAAAATATAATGCTGACTTGCCTTTTTCTTGTGCGGCAGCAGCGATGTTACAACATGTAAAGGACTTACCTCCACCACGATGTCCACCGATAACGACCAAGTCTTTGGGAGAGAATGTATAGTCTAAGTCATATTCTTGATTCAGACCGAGCGGTAAAAACTTGGCTAAATCCTCAGCACTATCAAATAATTCTACAGTATTCATGTCTTCAGCTTCGTCATTTGTGTCGACTGAATCTTCTACTTGCACTACTATTTCTTGCAACAAGTCTATGTTTTCTCTGGCGTCAGAGATTGCAACTTGATGGTCAACGTAGTTTTCTATTTTTGATAGGATTTCGGATTGTGTAAATTGGTTTTTCAGATAGTCCAATAAGAGTATGGACTCGATATCTGTTTCAACTGTTTCTATGGCATATATCTTTTCTTGCAAATCACGTGAACGAACTTCTAATTTTAAGTCCTCAAATGTAGGTAAGTTATTG